TCCAGGGGCCATGTTCCATCAGGATTAATATCAGGCGTTAAGATCGTTGCTCCATTAGCTATTGCTTCATCAGTGTGTAAGGCAATAAAATTCTTGTCACTACTCTTAGTTCCTTTCCAGTTTCCTTGTTCGTCAACGAAACCAGTATCTAGAACAGGTTGTACATATTGAGGTACTTCTATAGTTCCGTCCACTGTTGCGGACTCTATCCCTGCTTCCCTGGAAAGGGACCAAGGCGCTAGACCTTTCCGATTATAAACCACGTTAATTTTATTGGAAAACTAAGGTAATTCCAGCTTCACAGGTCCCTGTATCCCCAGACATTGCGCAGGCCACACTTACTTGGTTACTCGCGATGCAAGGAATATTAACTTCCATATTAGTTGCACCAACTGTTGCTCCGTTGGAAGCAGGTGTACCATCTACACCAGCTCCAGCGAAAACGATTGTCTCCTGGCCTGATTGTAAACCATCCCCACTGACCTGCACGGCAAAAGTAGTGACACCATTGGCAGCACTATCTGTTGCTATGCTTGCCATTATCCCCACTATTGCGCTTGATCCTGCAGGTACTTGGATAGATGCAGTTGTGCTCTGTCCGTAAAGTCCTGTTATTGCGGTAAAAGAATCCGCTGCTGTTACTTGTCCTTCCCTGGTTCTATAGAATGCCATTGTTATTTTTTCTCCTTATATTGTTAAATATGTTTTTGCTGTGCCTATTTTCACACGGGGTACTATCTTTCTAATTAATGTTCCCCCAGTAGCCAATAAAATACTCGTGACTACTGCTTTACGTCCGTTGGTCGTTAAAACCGTAGAACGAGTATTCTCTACTAATCGCTTCGCGGCTTTTTCAACGTTTCCTTGCATAAGCCAACCCGTAACGGAATCCTTTCCAGCCGGTTTAGTACCGCCCCATGCAGCCCAACCCGATTTAGAGTTAAGGAAACTGCCTAATACTGCTAAGCTAGCCATTCCCGTAATACTTGGGTGTGGTAATTGTTTCATATATTTTCTCCTTGGATTGCCGGTAGTACGCTTTCGAGTGGTTGATGATCTCTTCACAGACCGACGAGTTCGTGAAGCCTGGTATGAATTCTTTGAAATGAGTTTCCCATTTCTGAAATACATGGTCCGACCATTCTTTCCTTTACGAGTGTATAGGCCTACCGGCATAATCATTAAAGCAACTTCTGTTATATAACCGTTTGTCACTAGCGAAAGTTATCTTTTAATAGCAAAGCATTAGTTGTACTAACATGACCGACAAGTCTAGTGACCGAAAGTATAGCCTGGGCACGCCTTCGTTAATGCGTGGCCTTGAGAAAGGACAGGAATGTGAAGTAAAATTCCTCACTGATCCTAAGCCTGTGGAAACAGAGCACGGAAGTAAGTTTGACATCCAAGTCCAATTACTTTCCCATCCTCATGACTCCTATTCTTCTCTTAAGAAAGAAGGACTTAAGTTAGTTTGGCGAACTAATTGTCATGTGATAAGAGTCACTGTGATGGACCTCTTTGCAGAAGTTTTGGTTCAAAAGACTGGAAGCTTTGTTGAGGACTGGTATGCAAACACCTGGACTATCTCTTGCAAAGAAGATGGTAACATCTGGATTGAATCATGAAGCGACGTTGTAATCTTTGTTTACGCAATGTAGATCACTTGCGTACTGATAGGTATAATGACTACTTGACACTCTGTTATGATTGTCAAAAGGTACTCTCTACAATCAAATCCATTTAAAGAAAAGATAAGGACTAGCGGATGAGGTGGGGTAGCAATGGGTATAAAAGGCGAGTTTGGGGCGTAGAAAGGCGCTCCAGGGGCGTTATTTGTGCAATCCAAGGCCTTTCAATGGCTTGGTAATGGCGTCACCCTGGTTTGCTTCTGCTACTTTGTTGATCAGTGGGATCAACTTACTGGCAGCAGCTTGAATATACCAGGGTTGATCTTTTAATTCGTCAGTCATATTATGCAACAAAGACATTTGCGAACCTTCCTCCGTCTTGCCGAGTTCCTTAGCTGCATTCCCCATAGCACCGTTCCAAAAATCTATCGCTGCCTTTCTCGCTTGAGGGATCATGAACTCTTCGAAATCGACCAGGGTCTGCTCTCGGATTTGATTAGTGATCACACCCAGGCTAGCTAACAGAGTTTCATCTGATTGTTCAGATAACAACCAGGACTCAATCTTTTTTTGAGTTCTGAGCGGTATCCAGTAAGTATAGATCAGCAAGTAAAGCCCAAAGCTCAAAACCCAGACAAGTGCGAAGAGTTCGTCTGTCACTTATCTAACTCCTTTCCCACTTCCGATGATATCAAAAATTATATCAACAAATCCTTTACCTGGGAAGTCTGGTTCGTCTTTCGGATCGTATTTCTCAGGAACTAAATCCTTAACAACTTGGACAAAGTCTGCTGATTGTTTAATGGCTAATTCGATTTCTTCTGCTGCATTATAGAATGAACCTAATACTATACCAGGAGGAAGATTTAGATCAATGGTTGGTGCTATCTCAGCCAAAGCAAATACATTTGATAACCAGTCAACGGTTTTATTTGTCCTGGCTAAAACAACCCAGGCTATAGCTAATATTATTGGGGCAAGTATAGGTGCCATCACCCTGGCTATTGCTTCCCAGGGTAGCTTGTTAATATCGAAATCTATTTTCTTCGCCATTCATACGAGCCGCATGAATGCTGTTTCAATAGTAGAAATGCCGCCACTGTTGTTAGTGATCTTAAACTGTAATAGCTTTTGTCCTGTTAAATCATTTTTTAAACTGAATATATTCCACACATCAACTGTTAACGATTCTGTATCATCAACAAAAATATTAACCAGGGGAGCATTCACTACTAGACGTTCAGGTATAGTTCCTTTCAATACTGCAGCTGGATTAACAGGTGATAAATTAGCGAAACTAAGCGCATCTGGACCCATCACTGCTTCTATTTTTACATTTCCACCATTACTCGGTTTAATAGCTAGGAAGAGATCTTTGAAACCTGTCATATCCAGGGGCCATGTTCCATCAGGATTAATATCAGGCGTTAAGATCGTTGCTCCATTAGCTATTGCTTCATCAGTGTGTAAGGCAATAAAATTCTTGTCACTACTCTTAGTTCCTTTCCAGTTTCCTTGTTCGTCAACGAAACCA